TCAGTATGTTTTGATGGCATACCTGGTGCCATGCAGTTTGTAATTGTCAATGAGTGCCCGTATGGCCGGGTCTGTCAGGAGCGCCCCCAGGCGCTGTGGGACGAAGACGGTGAAGTTCACCGCCTCCGGGTTGAGCTCCCGGTCAACGGCCAGATAGCCGCCCGACTCAGCGTCAACCCCCAGGTAGAACTGCACGGAGTCCTGGGGGTGGGCAAGGTAGACGCCGTCCGCCGCCACCACGTGGTTGGTGATGTAGATCTGGGACAGCAGCGGGTCGAAGCGCTCGTTCAGAAGGTGCCGCAGGCAGATGGTCTGCCCGTTGTAGCCCACCATGCGCCTCCTCTCAACCGTGAAGGCGAGGAAGGCGGCGTGGATGGAGAACACAGGGGCCAGAACGCAAGACAGGAGGGAAACCATCACCGGCTGCCTTAACAGGGGGCTCAGATAGTCTTTGAAAAGCCTCTTCCCGTCAAAACTGTAGATGTTCAGGTTCATAGCTCCGGCTCCATTGCAAGGGTGAGGGAAAGCGGGTTGTCCGGGTCAATCTCCAGCTGGCCGGAAACGGGGTAGTACAGGCGGCTCACGGCCACCTCCTGCCCCCCCCTCAAACTTGGCGGTCACCCCGGCAGCCGCCACGTCCTTGACGCCCGGCACGGCCTTCACCGCGTCCAGGAGCCTTGACAGGTAGAAGGCCCCGTTGAAGGGCAGGGTGGTGATATGGGCCTCCACGGCGGCCTCCACCGCCGCCCGTAACGCGCCCACCTCATAGAGTGCGTCATAATACACCACCAGAGGCAGCCTGATCAGGTCCGAGCCCTTGGAAATGATGCTGATGTTGGAGCCGGGCACCTGGAACTCGTTCACGTATGCGGTCAGTGCCGTGATTTCCTCAATGCCCAGCGGCCCGTCTGCCTTGCGCACCTTCACCAGGGCAATGCCGTTTGCAGATGTCACCGCCACCTGCGTGATAATGCGCTTGGCGGGGTCAACCACCGGGTAGTAGTAGCGCCACGTCTCAGGGTCGAAGCTGAGCGGGTCACCGTACTGGAACCTGGCCACCTCATTTGCAAGCCAACGGTCGGTGAACGGCACCGACTCGGCTATCCGCTGGTCCACCTCCTTTTTGAAGGTGGTGAACAGGTTCTCCAGCACCCAGGCCAGGAAGGCGAAGGTGTCCCTGATGTTCTTCCACACGCCCGTGGCGCTGGCGGTGTTGATTCCCTCCAGTTCCGGCTTAGAGGCTTTCTCAGCCTCTATGAAGTCCTGCCACTCTGCTATTGTCTTTCCCATATTTCTCTTTGTCTGTTTACATGCCAAGGAACCTGAAAGCCAGGTCCGCGTCAATGTCCTCCTCATCCTTGTCCAGCTGCGCCTGCGTCTGCCCCAGGTCCCTCCTCCTGAACACGATGTCATAGAAGGAGCAGGACAAAGCATTACTCCCCAATACCACTTGTTCTGATGTATAGGTTAAAGCACTCTTTGGCGCGGTTGAAGAGGTTCCCTGCGCTATCAACTCATAAGCCAACAGAGTCCTGACGCCGTTCGCATCTGCCGCCACCCTTCTTCTGTACAAGTAAAAGTAGTTCGTGGAACCCACCCGCCTTGCCTTCACTTTAATGATCGTATCACCGGAAGGGAACCCGTTGTTGGCTGTTTCCATGAAAAGAACACCAGGTATACCGCATGACATCCGGTTGACCCCAGAGGCATTGTTATGGTTTACATAGAACCCAGTATTGCCGCTTGAAGACAATATCATAATATTCACAAGGGAATTAGTGGCCAACGCAGTTCCTGTGAAGTCTTTAAGGCACATCCAGAAGTCAAAATCAACACCTGTGCCCAGAAAATTGAATTTAAAGGACGGAGCCAAATTGTTGGCTGCGCTTCGCAGGTAATGGCCCCCATTGCGTGTTTTAATGAGCGGGACACCGTTTTTATAAACCAGCTCTGGCCTTGAATTGATCGCCTGCTTCTGTAAGACAATACCTGCAACCATATCTGTGGCACTAGCTATATAGTTACCGCTGGCCAGTTCCACTTTATTGGCAGGGTTTTCCCAATACACGACACCCCTCGCATCCTGTATGGTGAAGCCCCCAACAGTAAAACCCGTTGCCTCAAACCCGGTGTACTCTGAATAGTTGGCCATCTCAGTATTTCATATTAGGGCAGTAGACCTTCCATTTCAATGCAGTCGCCACACCGGGCGTGATGGCAAGCACGATCCCAGTGCCGTCACCGCTCACCTCAAAAGTTGCCGAAGGTGCGCCCGCCGCCCCGTAGGTATGAACTTCCGCTACCCTTGAGTCTACGCGGTGGATTCCTGCCGCACCGCGCTGCCAGGTCTGCGAAAGGTGAATATCAACCCCGACTTCACCCTGATCATCCCCTGCCACGATCCAGCACTCCGCTTTTATCCAGTTCCCGGCATTCGCAACAGGGAAATTCACAACCTCGAACACGCCTGCATGTGTATCCCTTCCGGCAAATGCCTTGGCCGTGGAGGCAGTGTCAACATAAACCTGACGCTCCCTCACCGGGGCATAAATCCCACCGTTCAGCTCGGAGCTTTGCAAGGTGATTGTCTTCTCATTATTGCTTGTTGTGTCAATCTGGAATAGAACGGTACCGCTCTTGGTGCGGAATGTGATGGAGTTGGGCATGTTGTCATTGATGACAACCTCCCAAGGCAGACCGTCCTGGATGGTCCATTTGGCAGAGGCATTGCCGTAAACCCGCATCAAAGCGGGCAGGTCAACAGAACCCAGGACAAACTGCCTAAGCGCCTGATTCCATAAAAGCAGGTCAGTTCCCGTGACCTTCCCGTCAACACCCCTGGTTTGAAGCGCCCCCTCCACAGACCCGCCTGCAGTTGCAATCAGAGCCGCCCATACCAACCCAAGAGAAGCATCCGAAGTAAGGGCTTGGCCTGGGGAGGTCGGGGCTGGCAATTTCCCTTGCTTACCCGCCAGGTCATTGGCATACTGGATCAGGAAGGCCTCGTAAACAGACTTGTCCAGCTTGTTGGTGGTGACGGAGTCTATGAGGTTCTTATTGGCCTTGATGTACGTCACCAATTCCTGCACCGTGTCCAGCGTGAGATCATCACTGGCAATGGCCGCCTGCAGCTGCGCTACTTTGGTTTGCTCAGCCTCGGAAACTGTCTGGAGCGTACTGATCAGCGCCCGCAGCTTGGCCAGCGTGTCGCCGTCCACTTCCACGCCGCCCCTCAGCCCTTGCAGCAGCTGTGCCGCCACCCCCTTGGCCTCAAACAGATCGCCCAGGGCGGTGTTGAGAGCCTGCACCATTCCGCCCCACTTGATGTGCAGGAACTTGCCCAACCCCACGCTCCAGAAGGGGAAATGGTCATTGGCGCTGGGTGCGCCGGGGTCAAACTCGTTTCCTTTCCTTACTTCTGCCATTACTGTACTGCTATGTATGCGTTATCAAAGTCAATTATGAATTTCCCGTCACCGTCCGCCAGAAGCACACCGTCTGGCAGGCCGCCCTGTGCCGTCTGGCCTGGGGTGTGGGTGTTGATGCGGATTCCCCTGGTGTTGAAATAGTTTGCCACTGCGTTAGGGGTGATGCCGTGAAGGCTTATGCTCTGTCCGATGGCCAGAGCCGTGGTGAGCCCGAATCCGTTCAGCTGTGCTACCTCAAGGGCTTTCTCCAATGTGCCGCACTCCCGCAACAGCACATCCAGGAAACTCTGCCCTTCGCTTACGACAGCTTTTCTGGCAATGAACATTGGCACTGATGGAAGCTTTGGCACCACCGGGGGGGGTGTGAAATCAACCGCCTCAAGCACCTGGCCAGGCACCAGCTCAGCGCTCAGGCCTAGTCCATTTCCCTGGCAAAAATTGAAATAAGCTTCCAGGGTGCCGTATGTCTTCAAACAAAGGTCTATCAAGCTATTTCCGTCTGCCGCTATCATTCGTAATATCCCTTAGCTTTAAATTGCCCGTTGTCGTTAAATTCAAATGAGACCCCCTTGCACCCATCCAGTTCAAGGTGTTTCTGAATCGCCTGTTGTAACTCAGACAAATTAGTCTCATCCAGAAGGAAACCAGCTAAATCTGGCCCTAGCAAAGGGGTGTCTTTCCAGAAGCCAGGAGCGCTCAATGTTACCAGCTTAATGTGCTGCTCTTGGCTATCACCAATAACCAGGTCACCATTTTCAACCCGCAAGTCCCCATCTTCAGTAAGTAATAAGTCTCCAACCATTAATGTTTCACTTTAGAATCTTCTAAACCATCGAATGAACCTAATTGATGGGCTCCAAGCTTTGTAGTCGCAAAGGTTTTAAGTGCCGCGCCCCCGTCACCAAATACTGGCACAAACTGAGTCAGAGCTTCTGCGATGGCCTGAACAAAAGAGTTGGTTTTATTCAATTCTTCTACGAGACTTGGCCAGTTCACTAAACCACCGTTATCCCCGGAGTTGAAGCACCAACCTTCTTTATCAAGCTTTGCCTGGTGCTGCCCCACTTTAACCTGGAAAGTTTCTAATTCAGTACAGCTGATCAGTAAGCCATCATTCTCATCTATCATCAAAACGACCACATGGGCTCCCTTTGCAGGTGTTAGATTTAGCCCTGTGTCTTTCCCGTCAACTAGCGGCCTCAAACGCACGTCCAGAACATCAGCACCACCGTCCTCAGGTGATATGTCGCAAGTTCTGTCCTGATGATTTAACTCAGTCACGGTGCCCATTATTACCATTCCAGGCACGTCCCCTAGAATCTGCTTAAGTAAGCTTTTAACCTTTTCTGCACTCATATTAAACCGCTTTGCCAATTTCAATTTCACGCCTGAAGCCGTCCACACCGAAGGTTGTGTTGACACTGTCTACAACATAGCGTCCCGCTCTCTGAGGGTATCTGGAGTCACGCAATTCAATTGTGCCTGAATGAGAGATGTATGGTAAACCAAATCCAGTAAAACTGCCTCTGTACCCTTCAAACTTATATTTCTCAAGCTCCCGTTCTGCCAACTTTCTCAGTTCTGATTCATTTGCGCTTGCATTCCTAAAGGTTAAGGTGCGAAGCTCCCCATCCGGGTCACCCACCTCTATTTGTTGCCGAGTGTTATTTTTAAGTATGTTAACTACCTTAGCTCTGAGCCGAACATCCTCTTTATTCCGGTAGGTTAGGCTCCCTTCAGAAGCTATGTTCTTGGCGAAATCATAAATGGCAGCACCGCCTGGCACACCGCTTTGACTTGAAAATTCAGTATAAGGCAGACCAACAAACAACCTTCCATCTCTGAAGTAGGCGCACATTAAATATTCTTCTTTGAGTTTTCTCAACGCATCAGCAACTGTCACCTTATTCAACCTGAATGGAGATAGAATGACATTTGGAATATTTGCACTAAGAACAGCATGGGGCATCAGGTACTCTAGTAAATTTCTAAGTGATATACTTCTCCAGGAATTATTGACCGTTTTCCGCTTTAGGTGGTACACTTCATCTTCACACTCTACCTCAAAGGGAATCTTAGGGCTAATTGAACGCACATAGCCACTGAACTCTTTCCGTAGAATACCATCATACCCTAGCCAAACTTCTACTGGCATACCTGCAGTAATTGCTTGCTCTAACTTTCCCTTTAAGTTGTAAAGGCTAATAGTGGCTTCAGCACCTAATTCCTTCCAGGTATTTTTAATTTTAACCTTGTTTATCTTTCTGAAGACATAAGGCCCAATGTAAATTTCACAAGTCAGAATGAATGCCATTACCTTACCTCCCCGGCTTTAGATTTAAGTTCCAGTTCTACCGGAGCATCACTTATTGCATTGATTTCATAAGGCACAAAGCCTTGGGCACCTGGCACGGCTGGAAAGTCAATGCCTTCCACTACTAATTGGTTAATGTTGAAATAGCTTAAAAGCTGGCAGCTTACCTCTAGCGCCTCGTTCCTTTCATACATTTCCCGCAGCTTTCTGACCCAATCTTCTGGGTAATCAGAAGGCACTGTGCCACTGATAGCTCTCTGGCCAGGCGCATTGGTTGCAACACCCTTAATATTTATCTTGTAGTCATCAAGGCTAATTATTTCCTTCACACTGAAATTCCCTCCCGCAATCTTTGTTTTCACAATATCTTTTGCCCCAGAAATAGTAATCAAAGGGGTATTAGGAAGCTTCAGACCGCCGATGGTGATTTCAAAGAATTGGGGTGTACCCAGCATGGAAAGAGGCACCCCTTCATAACCTATTCCTTCAGCTTTGCTTTGAGTAAACTCAGCCTTATTGTAAGCTTCCTGAAGACGTTTTGCAGCCGGGAACGGCAGGTGCTTCCAAACCGCATTATAGATATCCAACAAGTTGATATTAAACTCAGCTGGTTGTTTAGACACATTTTCCATATTAGTCTCTGGCTACCTGGTTTATCCCATTTACCACCCTGGTCAAGCCTTCTTCAAGCATACTTACAACATCATTTACACCCTCTTTCATGTTGGTTGTATGTACCTCAATCTTGTCCTGAAACTTTTGGATAGTAATATTGATGTTGGTAGGTTTTGAGCCGCTGCCTGAGATAGAGTTTAAAGAGCTGGCCACACTGGAGTTATTACCAATGGCATCAGGTGTTGCCCCAGTGCCTGATCCTGTTCCGGCACCTGGGTCTTCAGCTGCAAAAAGGCCTTTGTCTATTGCCGGGACATTGAAGGTGCCTAAACCAAGCATGGGAGCAATCTTATCCCAAATAAACTTCACCTTCCCAAACAGCTTCCCCATGAAAGAAGTGAACATCTCCCAAATTTTATTGAACCAGGTGCGCAGCCCAGGGAAAATGTTCATCAGGCCCGTTACCAGGAGGGTAAAGGGGTTGAACTTCAGAATCCATTTGCCCATGTTCAACAACCACACTTTTACAGTGTCCCAGTGCTTTATAATCATATAGACCGCAGTACCGATGGCTAACAGACCTACAATGATGGCTCCAATTGGGTTTGCCGTCATAGCAGCGTTCAAGCCCCACTGGGCAGCCGTAGCCGCAAGAAACCCGGTAACCAATGCAGGTAATCCTGTGATACCAGCCCAAAGCCAACTGGCACCGGCCCTCATTGCTGCCACACTGCTTGACCACAGCCCTGCAATGAATGCCTGGAAGGAAAAGGCTTTAAGCTTTGTTTGGAAAACTACCAATGCCATTGTAGCCTGAAGTCTGAGGCTGGTAGCAAACATGCCAGTGAACGCTGTACCCCTGACCAAGCTTATTATGAAAGACCCAACACCTTGCACTGAGGTAAGAATCATTTGGGCAGAAAATCGTAACGCGGCCAGTGAAGCCTTGCCCAGAGAAACCATGTAACCCCAAAGCTGTATTCTGGCCCAATTGAGTCCTTGGCCAGCCAAGAGCAATACGGGGTAAAGTTGTGAGGTAGCCAATGCCAGGAAACCCATTGCCTGTATGTAGGGCAGGTAAGCTTTCAGCGCCTGAAAGGCGGCAATTGCTGTGTTCTCAAATGCGGCCTTCACCCTGTCCATCTTGCCTGCATGGGTGTCCATTATGATGTTAGCAGCATCTACTGCGGCATTGGTTCCGGTCAATTTTGTTTGAAATTCGCCCAGGGCAGGTATCCCTTTAATCAAAATATTGGCGGCATTCATGTTTTCAGCGCCAAAGAGCTTAGTAACCAAAGCGCTGTCAGTTGCTATTTTATTAAGTTCGGAAAGTCTTTCAGTGAAGGGCAATGTTTTATCAGACAGCCTGGCAATGTCTACACCAGCTGCCTTCAGCTCTTTTAAGGTGTCTTTAGGAAGGAATCTTCCTTCACCCAATTTAGCGATAACATTACGCAGGGCAGTACCCGCCTCGGCACCTTTCAGGCCACCTTGGGCTAATACCTGGATGGCTGCGTTTGTTTCAATGAAACTAATACGGGCACCGCTTGCGGCTACACCTGCCACCCTTAGGGCATCTGCAATCTGGGGCACCTCAGCAGCACCGGCATTGGCACCAGCTGCCATGACGTTCATTTGGAAAGTCATGGCTTTAGCTGCCTTCTCAGGGTTCTTCAGGTCTACATTGAATTGCTGGAGGCCAGTGGTAAGTGCCTTCATTGCACCTAAAGTGTCTCCAGACATTGACTTGGACAGAATATTTACTGAACGCCCCATGCTCTCCAGAGCCGGGGGGCTGTCTGCTATCTGTGGCCCTAGTTCGCCTAAAACACCTTTGAAAGAAAGAAGGTTCTTGGATGCTGAACCGCCCATCACTGAAGCCATATCAATGGCACTTTTTTCCATGAGTCTCAGCTGTGCATCAGTGGCACCAGTAATGGCTTTTACTTCAGCCATCGTGCTTTCAAAGACCTCACCAGGTTTGACGGCTTGGGATATTGACTGTTCAACACGTGAGAACGAGTCAGCCACCATGTTAACGCTGCCTAGCTGGTAAAACAGCATACTGGCAGAAAGGGCTGTTGTCTTCATTGTCCTGCCCATGCCGTCAGCTTTCTCCAGGATACGCTGCATTGGGGCAGTTGCCTTATCTACCAGGTTAATTACCCATTGATAGTTATTCATGGTGTCCTTTTCCTTTTAGGTTTCGTTTAAGCCTGTATGGGCGCAGCAGATTTACTAGGACTGGCACTTCTGGGCATTATCACCTTTGCCTTCATCAGAAGCGGTCTGTTTATGTTACAAATGATTTCCCCTGCCTTCTTTTGGGTTTTAGGGGCAGGGGTTCTCATTTTCTTCTTAGGGTGGTGGAGCCTTCCGGCAATTGGGATCTTGGTATTCGGCACTAAGATGATCCGCCGAGCATAGAGGCAGTCATCTGGGCATTAATCCTAGCCTGGTGCTTCATCTCCTCTTCCCGAATGTACTGGAGGTCTGCAAAATGCTCTGCCCACTCCTGGTCACCAAGGTCATCTACCTCTTTCTGTGACATCCTGAAATAGTAGCGAATCTGGGAGTCAACGAGGCGAAGGAAGCTGGTTTGCTCGGTGACCTTCGCCTCGTTTATTAGTTTTTTACTTCAGCTACCTTAGAGGTCACAATCCAGTCAACTTTTGACTGAAGGGTGAAGTAAGTTTCATCATCATTGTCAACAATGTCCTTACTGTTCAGTAGGCAGTTTGCAATGATGATGTTTGCGTAATCATCCGGGCTTTTGGTTTGTACCAAGGTCTTATTGGCAGCTTTAACCGTAGCCCGGCTAGGTTGTTTGAACAGGAACAGGTTCCCATCAACTTCAACCTCTTTTACTTTGCCGCCATTTTCTTCTTTGAGCTTGGCGATTTCTTCTTTAGTAATGTTTTTATACTGTTGTTCCACGGTTATAACTATTTAGCTTTAAAATCAATGTCAGCAGCCTGGTATGAAAGAGTGATAACCTGATTAAGGTCACCAGCCTTAGAGCTGAATTCAAACTCCTCAAGTAAAACAGCCTTAATTAGGTGCTTCTTGATAATTGGATTGTCTACATCTGGGATATACATCACCACAATGTCAAAGGGGGGCAAGGTGGTCACTGAACGCCCGGCAGGCACTGAGTCAATCAATGCCTGCATTTCACTTTGGATAAAGCCCACGGCTCCCGTGTATTCAGTTTCACCGTCCGCATAGGCACTGGCCTTGCGTGCGTTCCCCCTGATGAATTTGCGGTCAGTTTTCTCCTTATAAGTGATTTCCTGAAGGCAGCCTATCTGCCTTCCCGCGAACCAAACCTGTATGTCCTGAAAGGAATATTCTTTACCGTTAATCATTTGCAGAAGGATTAGAGTACTCTACTTTGGTTTCAATTTGCTCATTGGTGCCCAGGGGCACCACCCGCAGGGTAGCTTGGGTTTTGTTGGTTGCCAGTACATTCTGATCAGCCGAAAACTCAACTTCAACACCTGAAACTTCACCAGCCATTTGAGTGCTTATGGCGTTTTCCAGAGTGTTCTGGAAACCTGCAACCACAATTGCTAACAGCTTACCGGAGTCTGGGTCAACCTGAAGCTCATCAAGCAACTCCTCTAGGTAAACAGCACGGGCAATGCGAGAGGCCTTTTTGATAGTTCGGCTACGGCTCAGCGTGCAGTAGTCATCTGTTTTAGGGGCGCAAGTGCTGTCATAATTGAAGAAATAGCCGTCTTTCCCGGCGTGCATCAAGTAGAAGATGTAGCCCTTATCAGTAAGAACATCTAAATCAGCCTCACTCAGAGAACTCATCAAATCCCCTCCTGACAAAGCTGCCTGAGCAACGCCTGGCACCGCACCGTCTTTCACCCTCCCAAGGTTCCGGTGAACTGGAATAGAGGCTGCTCTACCCAACGCCTTCCCAAGCTGGGCATAAGCTACATTAGTGTGCCCAGCCAGAGTAAGTGCAGCAGCCCTTAGGGCATCTTTCCCGATGACAATGGCAACCGAATTTGAATTAAGCGTTTTCAAGTCTGTGGCTTGGGCTGCTGTGGTGTCAAACTTGCGTCCCTCTAACAGAATATCTAGCGGGCGATGCAAGCTAAACTCCTTTAGGGCAAACGCCTGAGCCAAAGGAATAGCCGCAGCCAGGTCAGCACTGATACCAGCAGCTGTGGCCACTTCTGCCACCGCAGGGTTCAAGGCAACCCCAAGCATCCTGATGCGTCCGCTCTTGCTGTACAGGTATTGTTGGACTTTGGCGTAAGCTACATGCGCCTCTGTGAAGGTATTGGTGAGGGTAACGGCAGAATCCAGGAGAAGCACGTGCAACTCAGTGCCCAACGGGGCCAGCTGGTAAAAATCGTTGATGTGTTCCCACACCAGGCATTGTTCAGCCAGGTCATTTGCCTCTGTGATGGCCACCAACTCGGCATCCTTCGGCTGAAGGACTACAAGACCGTTTGAAGCACCTGCTCTAGCCGCTTCCACAGTTGCGATATAATCAGCGGTGGCCCCAATCACCAGAAGACAAACGCCATCCAATGAGGTGGCAACGGTACCTAGGGTACCGTTGCCTAAAATCACTTTAACATTCGGTCTCATTATTCAGCTTCCGGGTTAGGTTGTGAATCGGTGGCGCTACCAGTAGAAGCAGGAGCTTCGGTAGTTGCTGCCTTACCTTTTGATTTCTTTGGTGTGGCTGGCACTTTTGGTGCCTTCTCTTTGGTGGCTGGGGCTTTGGCTTGTGTCTCAGGCTTTGCAGGTTCTTCTACCTCTTTGCGCGTGATTTCTTCCACCTCCACATTGCCCCTTTTTGCGTTCAACTCTGCATAATCTTTCCGGCTCGGCAGAAAGAAATTTGCATCATGGCCGGTGGCGTATAATACATCCACCTCAGGATTGGAGTCAAAGTACTCTTTGGCCATCCGCACCAATTCTTTCCTATTATGGTTCATCTGGCAAGATTTAGTTTGACTTAAGTTTCAGAACTGCCAGGTGTACCAGGGTATCAATCTCTGATTCCTTTAACCCACCCTTTATACCTGGTTTGAGTTGGGCCATCACGGTAGCTGTTTTAGCAATCACAGAGTTCCGTAGAATCGGCGGCAACCCCCTCAGGTATTCCACGTAGCAGTTGATTTTACCGTCCAACGTGGTAGCCTTGGCAGCGCATTCAAGTGGAAGGTCAAGTACAGAGATAGCCCTGCCAAGCCAAAAGCGAAGGCTTGCAAGAGCCGTGTCATCAAACTTGGTTGCTGTGAGGGTAGTCAGCACATCAAGCGCCGGGTTGTCAGCCAACTTCTTGATGACAGCCAGGAAGTCTACAGCTGGCTCTACATTTTCCTGCATGAAGCGCTTAGCCTCATTGCACATCAAGCCTAAAAAGGCAATAATTCTTTGGATCAGTTTTTTCACGTTTATAGTGGTTAGGTGGAAACTAAGAGTAGTAGTGGAAGGCCACTTCCTGTGGAAGGGTGGGATCATCATCTGCGTGGATAAAGCCTTTCCCAATTCCAATGCGGGTAAATCCAGCTGCAATGAGCGCCTTCAGAATCTTGAAGCGGGTGGTACTGGCATTGGCGGCAATGTCTACACCGTGCCCCCTTGTGTGTGCACTCAGTGAGGTGCCACCTACTTTTTTATTGTGGGCAGGAGTTCGGTAACCGCTATTAATGGCAAAAGGAATACCTGCCAGTGTTCTGGCAACTTGTAACCTGTCCAGGGTGTCAGGCTTCATGTATTTGCCGGAGCCAGGCTGGTCAGGAGAATCAAACTCTTTCAAGTCAAAATTCTTCAGGTCAACCTTGGTGCCACAAGCCAGGAGGCAGACCCCCGCTGTTTGGTAATTAGCCACCAACTCCCCGTCTGCTGGGGCAAACGGGAACAGTTGGTATACAATGGCAGAAAGAACCACAACTGCCGCTACGGCAATCAAGCTCACTAACAATACTCTTCTAGTTGAATTTCTCACGGGATTAATAGTTTAATTGAAAAGTTTGTGCCCCGCCGCCGGGTGTGGCCTTACAGGGCTAGCACCGGGCGGCAGGAGGCACCTTTGTTAATTCTGTCCCGGCACAGGGACTGCGGGTTTGAAGCCCTCGGTGGCGGGTTGCGCCTTAGGTTGGGGAAGCGGTTTCATGTGCTTATCAATATGCCGCTTCACATTGCCCTCTGAGCGCCGTATCTGTTTGATTGTTTGCTGGTGCCTCACCTCACTCTGCTCACTCAGTTCCCGTAGCACCTTAGTGTGCTCCGTGATGGCTTCAATTGACTTCCCAAAGAGGTCGGACTGGGCCTGCTCACGGCGGTCAATGTTGTTGGTGAAGCTTTTCATCATGCTTCGGATAACCAGCACCAGAATGACCAGCACAGACCCGTAGGCACCGAAATTCCAAACCTGCATTGGTAAGCCTAAATCTTCCATCACGGAGCCTCCTTAATTATGCCGCAGCTTTTTCAACAATGGCTACAACACCTTTTTCATCAGTTCGGGCCTTGCGGCCACCGGCTCTAACTAGCGCAGAGAAAACATCGCCGTAGAACTGAGGGTCAGCTTCTTTCTCAAAAATCTCTATACCACCATTTGAGGTAGCTCCCACGGCCCTGCGAACGAAGTTCTGATGCCAGGCAAGAACACCTAAGTTGTCTGCAATGGCGGTAGCAGCACCAGGAGCCTTTGCAACAGGTGTTCCTGCATTATTGTAAACAATGCCTCTAGATCTCACAAACAGCTGGAAAGTGAAGATTTTACCGATGGCACCATTCACCAGAATATCAGAGCCTAGCTTTTCAACTTTCATGAAATCCTCAATTTTGAGGACATCAGAATACAGGTCTGCATCAATCAGGGCGAACCGCTGAGCAATTGGAATGTCCATTCTGTTGAACAGTCTGTCAAGCTCAATAAAATCCGCTTTGGTCAGTGCTAATCTGTTCCCAGTTTGGCTAGTCAAATAAGGAGCTCTAGACTCCCCAGAGGTTCTGATGATGTTGGTCGCGGCAGAAGGTGCCCATCTGTGTGCCAATTGGTCAGCCACTGACTCTTTCAAAGTTTCAGTATGGTCAAACAACACTGACTGGCGCTTGTTGTAGCTGGCCTCAATCTTCTCAGTGTGCTGAATTACCACTGGATCAGTAGTGAACTCATCTACTTCATAGTCCCCAGTGGTGTCCTGGCGTTTCTGGACAGCAGCTGGGAGAGATGCTCTGTTTATAGCCACGTTGGGCTTTGCCCCAGCCTGTGGCAGGTGCACTTTTTTCCCTTCCAAAAACTCACTGTCATCACGTGAGTTTAGGTAGAAGCTGTTGTCTGGGTAGATATTTTCAGCAATATCCCTGGCCCAAATCTCTTTTTGAATTGCCATTTATATAATCTTAAAGTAGAACACTTATTTAGGGGTGGTGCCGTACTCAGCTTTGAAAAGCTGGTTGTAACGCTCACGGTCATTCTGTTTCATTGCCAGGAGGCCGTTAGAGTCTTTTTTCTCCCAGTCGCGCATGGTCCAGGCTGCTCTAGGGTCATTAGGAGTATTTTGGCTGTTGCTACCCCCTGCATTGAGCCTGGCAATTTCCTTAAGTGCATCTGCCAGTCGTGGCTCAGGTTTTGAGGTATCCGCAGCCAATGGCTTCTCCTCAGAAAGGAACTCCAATGCTAAGGAAGCATCAGCCTGGGCAAGCTTTTCAATCCTGGCTTTGTTCTTATCAGTTACCAGGCCGGTGGCTTCACCCACTTTCACCAAGAGCTCAGCTTGGGAAGTTTTGAATTTTGCGGCCAGCTTGCCGATGTGCTCGGCTACCTGATCCTCATTGGCATCTTCTGCCAAAGTCAATGCAGGGTCTAGGCTGGCACCCAAAAGCGCCAGCGCTGAAATGATTTTTTTCATATCAAATGAAGGGTTTAATTGAGGTAATACACTGTTGAGGAATTGGGTGTCAACGTCACCGGAAAGGGAAAGCCCCTTGGATGGAAAGTTTAATTTGATGGCGTTTTTGTTGCCAGGTATGTCCACTATAGAGGCTTCCAGCAGTTCTGATTTGGTGACGGTAGCCCTTGATTGGCCAGGCAAGAGGTATTTAGTGTCTTCAGAAAGCTCGGTCACATCAAAGCCAATGCTAGTTGCGCTCAGTATCCCCTGGTCAACCTTGCTCTCAATGGACTGTGCAAATTCATCTTCCTTATCAAAAACGGCTTCGGCAGTCAGGGTGCCATCAGCTTCCTTTCTGATATCTTCCCATTTACCGATGGGTACACGTCTCCTGTCGTGCATGTAAAGCATGACGGGATTCTTTTTAAAGGCCTTGATATCAATCCCGGCTGTTAGCACCCGGTAGCCGTAGCGGTTGACGCTTTCATCAGATAAAATGAATCTAGCCATTGTGTGAGGTCATTGTGCCCATAGAATCAGTCAGTTGTTGACATTGTAGGGCACAAAGGAAGCCTCATTCAGAGCCTGTTGTAAAGGCAGTTTCCCCATGATGGGTGCCAAACAGCACCCATCATGGGAAATAGTTACAACCCACCCCTGCCGGAGCCACTTTCTTTGTGGCTCTATTAATTCCAACTAAAACACACGCATGATTAAAACCCCAATCACTTACTATGGCGGTAAGCAGATGATGCTACAGCACATCCTGCCGCGAATTCCGCATCACAACGTCTACACCGAGGCCTTTGCCGGGGGTGCTGCCGTTTTCTGGGCCAAAGAGCCCGCTAAAGTAGAAGTACTGAATGACCTGAATGGGGAGATTGTGAATTTCTACCAGGTACTTCAGAGCAAGCCAGGCAAGCTTGCAAAGTTTATCAATGCCACACTGCACAGCCGGAAGGTTTACAAGTCAGCCCTGGCCATCTATGACACACCTGAGTTATTCGGAAGAACTAAGAGAGCCTGGGCCTTATGGGTACTGACCATCCAAGGGTTTGCCAGTAAAATCGGAACCTGGGGATTTGACAAAAGCTCCAACAGCCTGGCAAAGCGTGTAATGAATGCTAAGGACAGATTTAACCGGGAAGATTACACCAACCGCTTGAGCCATGTGCAAATTGAGTGCAATGAGGCTCACAAGGTTATCCAGAGCAGGGATTGTACCGATGCTTTCCATTACGTTGACCCGCCATACTTCAACAGCGACTGCGGTCACTACGGCGGATATTCTGAAGCAAACTTTGAACGTGACCTTCAGGTGCTGGAGAAAGTGCAGGGCAAGTTCCTATTGAGTAGCTACCCTTCAGAAATCTTAACCAGGTACGCCCAAAAGAATGGCTGGTACCAGGTGGAAATAAAGAAAGCGGTCGCTGTCAGCAAACACGTCAAAAAAACCAAGGTGGAAGTACTTACCGCCAATTACCCAATCTAAACCAAAACAAGGAGCCCGTAAGCTCCTTTCATTCTTTCCGGCTATGGCTAAGAAAACCGCAAAATCAGAGAATAGGGAACTGGCTGAAGCGCTGTACCTGAACACAAACAAAACCCAAGAGGAAATTGCGGCCCGCGTTGGCGTAACTCCTAAAACCATCTGTGCCTGGAAGGAAGCTGATGAGTGGGAAATGAAGAAGGCTATCAAGAACAGTGGCCGTCAGAATATCATTAGGCACTTCTTCCTGGAGATTCAACAGATACAGCAAAGCGCCCAAGCCCAGGACAACCGCATGCTGACAGATAAGGAGGTTCTGCGCATTAAGAACCTGACCAAATCCATAGCTGAGTTAGATAAAAAATTAGCCCTTGACACCTATGTAGAGGTGTTTGAAGAGTTCACCCATTGGCTTTTCAATACAGATTCCCTGGCTGCTAAAAAAATGATTGGGCACTTGGATCAATTCATTGATAAGAAGCTGTCAGACCTAAGCAAGAGTTAAAATGTGTTTAAACCCTGTTTAAATCGCGCCACACCGTTCCCGCCAGAATAAATCGCCCTAGCACCCCACTTTATCTTAAAACCCGTTAAAACGCCTCTTTCACGTGAGCCTGTCCAAGAAGAAGAACCTGCACAAAAGATGGAAAGACCTGGTACAACAAGTCTCCAGGGCGAGCACTGCCGATGCCTTTGAGACACCCGCCCAACAGAAGGCCAGGAAGGAACGGGCAATGGTAGACTATGACTTCTTTGTCACCACCTATTTCAAGCATTACACCAAAGACAAGCTTGGGAACCTGACCCACTGCGGTGACTTCCATATTGAGACAGCCAATGACGTGCTCAATGACCCATATCTTAAAGGGGTGCTTGAGTGGGGGCGCGGTCTGGCCAAATCAACACACGCAGATATTTTCCTTCCACTTTGGCTCATGATACAGGCTCCTATCAGGCAGCTGAATTTCATGCTGTTGATAGGAAAGAACTTCAGGACAGCCAAACGCCTATTGCAGGATGTTCAGGTCGAACTGAGCCACAATGCCCTGTTTATCCATGACTGGGGTGAACAGAAGAAAGAAGGTTCCTGGGAAGAAGGCGAATTTCAAACCTTGCAGGGGGTGGCTTTTGTTGCATTGGGCATGGGCCAACCCCCACGGGGTGCCAGGTTCGGAGCCGACCGCCCTGACTACATTGTACTAGATGACGGTGATGACGACAAACTGAAAAAGAACCAAAGCCGCATCAGGGAAATTGTAGAGTGGATTTTTAGGGCAGTCATTCCTACAATGGACATAGGTATCCAGCGCTTTTTGCTAGTGAACAACCGTATCTGCAAAAACGGTATCCTGGCCACCATTCTGAAGGAGCGCCCCCACTGGTACCACAAGAAAGTAAATGCCCTCAATGAGCAGGGTGAGCCCAGCTGGCCGCAGAAGTACACCAAAACATACTACGCCAAGCTCCGGACAGACATCGGTTGGAAAGCCTTTGAGACGGAATTCCAGAACAACCCTATTGAAGATGGCGGGGTGTTTCTGTCGGAGTGGGTAAAGTATATGAAGGCGCTGCCGCCAGAAAAGTGGACCGAGTATGATGCCATTGTCATCTACGGAGACATGAGCTACTCCACTTCAGACAACTCAGACTTCACCGCCATCAAGTGTTGGGCCAGGCAGGGCCAGAACCGCATTTGCCTTAAGGCTTACGTGCGTCAAAAGGAAACCCCGGCCAAAGCCATCCGGTGGCTGTTCAATTTTTATTACAGTTTGCCTGTGCCAGTACAGAAAAAAGTAAAGTGCTGGGTAGAAGCAAACGCCACCCAAAAGGAGTTGCTGAAGCCGATTATTGAAGCTGAAGCTGAACGACTCACTGCCCAGCAATTCATACGGTATGACAAAGAGAAGAAGGGAGACAAAGATGACCGGATTGGTTCTATGTCTGTGCACTACGAAAATGGTTCTGTTTTCTACAGTGCCCAGGAAGAGGAAGACCCAGACATGATACTAGGCATTGAACACCTCACTGCCTGGGAAGAAGGAGCCTGGCCAGATGATAGCCCCGATGCTGACGAATCTGCCTGGCAGAAGCTATTCAAGAAAGGCCGGGGCGGCACCAGGAGCGCCCGAAGCGGCAGGTACAGTTTAAGCAATTCAAGAGCATTCTAATATGGCATTCTTAACAGACGAAGATTACAAAGGACTCATCGACCAGGAAGATTTAGAGGCATTTTCAGAAAATGACCCGGAAACCCGGCGTAAAGCTGAGCGGCAGGCCCAGGAAGATATCAGCTCTTACCTCCGGTCACGGTTTGATGTAGCCGCCATATTTGCCACTGAAGGAGAATCGCGAAACTCCAAGATAGTGGAAGTAATGGCAGACCTTTCTATTTGGAACCTCATTCCTTCCGGCACTTACCGTGATGTCTCAGACATTAGGGAAACCAGGTACAAAGCCGCCATCACCTGGCTCTGCCGGGTCCAGAAGGGGGAGCTATTGCCTGAATTGCCCCGGTACCAGGAAGAATCTGGCAAAGGCCGCACCTTCCGTTGGGGAAGCCAGTCACTTAGGGAACAGCTATAAATCAATAATATGAAATTCAGCTTTAACAAACTTCTTTCTGGGGAGTGGCCTATAACAAATAGGCTAGCCGCCCAGACCTCCAGCAAGCCAAAGGACAGGCTGCGCAACCGTGTCACCAAAGAGAAACCAACTAAGGTGACAGCTGATATGGCAAACTATAAGCGTGCCGTAGATACCGCCAAAAACCCTGAAAAACCCAGGAGGGCACAACTGCTGGCTTTGTATGACCAGTATATGATTGATGGCCATTTGAGCGGCAATGTCAGCAAACTAAAGAATAAAGTGTTGGCAGAGCCCTTTGTAGTAGTTGATGAAAACGGGAAAGAAGATCCGGATGCCCTAAAGCTATTTTTGCGGCCTTGGTTCTATGACTTCAATAGTACCATCTTGGACACTGAGCTCTATGGCCACACCCTGGTAAACTTTGACTATCCTGATTCTGAAGGTGATTTCAAAGGGGAATTCACCCGTTTTGATATCATACCCCGTGAGCACGTGGTCCCAGAACTGGGCCAGGTATTATTGAGCTTAAAAGATGAGGTAGGCTTGCCTTTCCGCGAAGGAGGCGACTTTACAAAGCTACTCCTGGAGATTGGCAAACCGGATAATTTGGGGCTGCTCATGAAGGTTGGCCCAGATATAACCTGGAAGAGACATGCCAGGAACGACTGGGCCAGAAGAAGTGAGAAGTATGGCCAGCCGTTGGTAAACCTGAAAACGGAAGAGACTGATGATGATATTCTGGATAAAAAGGAAGCCATGTTGCAGAACCTCGGTTCTAATGGTTACATCATTACTGACATTGATGAGGAGCTAGACTTACTGGAAGTGAAAGATAAAGATGGCCATCTGATCTATAAGGAGATTGGCTTGTACTCCAATGACGAAATATCAAAGCTTCTAACCGGGCAAACCATGACGAGTGATGCCGCCGGTGGCCAATACAAAGGCGAGGTTCATGAGCGTGTGGAAGAGCATTTTATCCAGGCTAAGATGAGGTACATGTACTTCTACTGGAATTTTACCCTATTACCGTTCCTGAAGGATTGGGGCTACCCATTGCAAGGCAAGTTTATTAAGTGGCGTAAATGGATTGATGAGGAGAATGAACGGGGTAACGGAGGCGATGGCAACAAGAAGAAGCCAGACCCGGAAACTGACCCAAAGAAGGGAAAGGAGGAGAAAGAAGCCCTAAATTTTAACCAGCCCCATTCCTTAGGGGGTGGGGTTGACAGCTGCTGTGGCCAGCTGATGTACACGCTATCAGCCAAGTCAGGAAAACGGCTTCTTCAGAGAACAAAGGCATTGGCCGCGCTCTTGCACGCAAACCCAGACAAACAGCCTATAGACTTTCTTGAAAGCAAGGAATGGAAGGCAGTACAGGAGCTTGTGAGGGTAGAGCTATTCAGTGCAGTGGAAGATGGATTCGGAAAAGGCCTGGCTGGGGTGAAATATAATTCTCCAGACTACCTGTTCCTGAAGAAAATGGAACAGAACGTCTTTATCTTTTCTGCTTTCAAGAACTACCAGCTGCTGATGGATTTAAACGGCTTGCTCAAGAATGAGCAGGGTGAACTGAGGCCTTGGAACTCTTTCAAGAAAGAAGCGCTTCTGAAACACGAGGAGTACAATGTGCAGCATTTGGCAGCTGAGTACAACACAGCAGTAGCCTCAGGCCAAGGTGCTGCCAAGTGGCAAAAATTCCAGGAGAACAAAGAATACTATTTTCTTAAGGTTACTACAGCCGGTGACAACAGGGTACGTGGCTCCCATAGGAAATTTGAAGGCATTACATTGCCTCCTGACCATGACTTCTGGAAAACCCATTGGATTCCCTTTGACTGGCAGTGCCGTTGCAATATTATACGGGTGCCAAGGGCAGGACGTGAGGCAACTGATATTACAGCCCTGGAATTGCCAGCCTTGCCTAAAATGTTCTCCCATAATACAGGAATAACGGGTGTGGTTTTTCCAGAGTCTCACCAGTACTTTGACGTGAACGGCCAGGAAATCCATGATAAGATTAGGAGGGCTGCATAATGGAAGATTTTTCTGAAGACGTTCACAGAATGGCCAACCAACTGAGGCAACTGGTGAAGGTTCTGCCGGAACTGGGGGCAAATGAGGTGATGGCCAGCATTGACCAAAACTTCCAGAAGGGCGGGTTCTACGGTGACCCCTGGGAGAAGCGGAAAAATGATGAAGACCCGGACAGGGCCATCCTGATTGGGAAGGGCTCAGGTAGGCTAAGGCGCTCCATTGATTATGAAGTAAAAGGTAAGACCATATACTTCAAAACAGATGCGCCCTATGCCGAAATCCATAATGAAGGTGGTCAGATAGCGCAGGAAATCACCATCACAAATGCTATGCGCAAGTTCTTCTGGGCAAAGTATTATGAGACTGAAGACGACAAATGGAAGTATATGGCGCTCTCTAAAAAAGCTTACCTGGAAAGGACTATCAATATGCCCCAAAGGCAGTTTATGGGCGACAACCCTGAGGTGGACAGGATGCTAAATTCCCTCTTGGAACATGAAATAAATCGTATATTTGGTTAATAATATACTATGCGAGACCAAGAGCTGAACCGGGAGCGTAACACCAGGATAAGGAGGGACTTCCAAAAACTCAAAGCCGAGCCAGTGGCCGTTGAATATGCAGGAGAAAAGGTATTCATTCAACTCCAGCCCCAGCAGATCATGCAGGTACTTGAGCGCCGTTATTTCATTACTGCCCGTACTATTGAAAACGTAATTTATAACCAGTCATGATTGAGGTAATTCAAGCGCTGAGGCAACATATCACTTCAAAGATTCCTTCCATTAAGAAAGTGGAACGTTGGAACAACCAACTAAGCAACGAAGGCAAAGGTGTTATTTCACGCCTTGATGTAGTATACCTAGAGTTTGCCAATATTACTACTGTTACTGTTTCCCGTGGAGTGCAACACTGCACAGTGGCTCCTTTACGGGTGCGCCTGCCAGGCAAGGGCACAGAAGATGGTGACGTTCTCTTAGGCCGTGCCCAGGAGCTTTACAAAGTACTGCAAGGCTTTTCCGGTGGCCCGCTTTTGACACCGATGGAAAGGGTTAAAATCTATCAGGACACAAAGCATGACAGTATTGAGCAGATGGTTCAGGATTTCACTTTTAAGTACACAGATGATTACAAAGCCGTGGGCCGCTCCCAAAGTATGACCCCAGAGCTAGAGGTAACAGCATAAAAAAAGCCACCTAATAGGTGGCTTTTTCACTTTTAAAGTTAATTTTATTGGAAGTCATTTATTTGAGCCATAAGGGCTATCTCTTGTTTTGTTGGCTTAACACCCGCTTCCTGTACTGCCTTCTCCTGATCCCAGTATAACCGTTCCCCATCTTGTTTTAAAGCTACCAGGTAAGAGCTCCTCTTCTTTGCACCAAAGTCATTCTGGGCATCTACCACCACATGCACCACGTAAGCAGTATCCATTGTGCCACCAACTATTTCAGCACTAATAAAATCAGCTGTATCCGGAGATTTAAGCCTTTCAGCTACGCGCTCACGGGCTGTTTTCTCAATGATTGCCTGCTTGCCATCACAAGAATATAAAGCTAAAAGAATGAGGGAAATGAACAGGTACTTTTTCATAAGAGTATCATTTAATAGATGTTTTTAATTCTTAATAATTCAATAATTGCTTTAGCATCAGGAACTGCCTTGTGTATAACCTTAGTTTCTATTAAGCCAGCCCTTCTTTTACACTCCTTAAGGTCAGGCGGCTTCTGGTCAGTCTTCACATCTATGTAGTAGGCGCAAGGATCATAAGCCCAATTATGGAATCTGATATTTGCTTTCCACTCAGGTAGCTTCTCCAGTCTAGGTCGGTCAAATCTTGTAAAGTTTTTCCCTGCCGCTAATATAACAACCTGCCCCTCATCACCAGGAACAAAGCCATTTTCAATTAAGAAGCTTCTAAACATAGATGCTACTTTTTCAGGCTGTGTTAACAAACCTTGGGCTTTTGCTGCCTCCCATTCTTCCAAAAGACCACTTTCCTTATGTAACCCCTGAGCTACTTCTTCCCAGTGCAGAGTATCATAATGAAGCATAGCCCTAAATTCTGGTAGCTCCTCTAGAGGCACAATATTCACAGGGTCTTCTATTACTGCCCCAATCTCTATCACCTGACACAAGTTGATGTCAAGGCCGGTTGTTTCTATGTCAATGGAAACTATTTTCATTGTGTTACAAGTTAGTTTTTTTCTCTTTCCAAACAGTACCAGTAGTGCCGTTATATTCTTTTACCCAGCCTTTACTGTAAAGATGGGCATGGTACTGCTGAATTTCCTCCCGCCCGAGCTTTCGTTCAAAATCCCTATCATAGTAGTCAGGCATCTTAGTCGCCTGGGCACCAGGCAACCCATTCTTCAGGTAGTCTTTGGTGATGTTGATCCGGTTAATGTAATTCTGGAGGGTGAAGTTCTGAAGACCGTCCTCAAAGAACACTTTCAATAGGTCTTTATTCACCGGAATGTTTTTAAGATTAGCTTTCTCCAACTGCTTAGCTACGTAGCTCACGCCTCTGTAGGATTTATAGAACTGGCAGAACAGTATAACCTTATCCTGTACACTTTTGGCCACCACTGGGGTAATTTTCAGGTTTGCCTGGGTTAGTTCGTTAATGTTAGCTTCTCTTAACGGGAGCCTCTGCCTTAGGTAGTGCCATTGGTCATCTGTCAGAGGCACATTCAATTCGCTTGCAAAGTTATTTAGGATACCATCTTTGAAACCTAGGTACATGGCACCGTTCAATTTGTCGCTTTTCAATTTATAGACACTTACGTTCATGGCTATTTCCTCAATCCTTCCAGGTAAGACTTGTATACTTTCCCGAACTGTGTTACCAGCTTGGGCAACTCATTATAGGTGTAGTCATTGAAGCCTTTGGCTGGTGCTCCATACTTGCGGCACCAGGCATCTATTCTTGCTATGTCTACCTTTGTCCCATCAATTTGCCAGCGCATCTTATGGGCCATGCTGATGATTTTCTTCCGCATTTTATCTGCCTTCTGATTCAGGCTTTCCAGGTGTTTTATAAGTTGGTCAGCTTCAGACTCCAGTAACTCAGTTGTGCTAGATTCCCTGTTCTTAGTGAACTGTTCAACTAGTTTGACTTTATCTCCCGAAATACCGAGTCTATTTATCAGATGGTGAATTTTGATGCTTTGGCCGGGGGTGCGCTTCATCTGTAATTTATATGAGGTAAAGAATTATATATTCTACAATCTCTAGAATGACATCAAGAATTAATGAGGCAAACAGACCTTGAGCAAATCCTTTCCACCAATGTTTATTCCTATTTCTCATTTACATTCTTATTAATGTATTTTTCAATTAGTTTAATCACTGTTTGCCTAGGTTGGGGCTTTGCCTTTTCATTTTGAATGGCAGCCTCTAGGTGTTCTAAACTGTAGTTATTAAGCTGAAGGCTTATTCTGACATCATCAAAATTTCCTCTTTGGTTTACTAGCTGTGGAATCATGATTACTTTTCAGTTTCTTTAATCTTCAGGCCAATTAAAACTAATGCAAAGGCGATGCCTCCGAATACTGGCTTAACCACAGCAATTACAAAGGCATTGTCAAAGTCAGGAAGGGCAAGGGTGACCGCAATAAGTAGCAACGCCACTAGGAAGGGGTTAGGCTTATTGTCACTTTTCAGCGGAGCTTTTCTGGGTGTTTTCTGTAAAAGTGCTTTCATTTTATCTTAAGATTAGTTGAGATTCTCTTTTGTGGGGCAATACATATTCCATGTACAGGAGGTCAAAAAGGTCTTTTTCTTCACGTACAGGTACCAGCTTTCCATATTTGGTTAACATGCCCCCTTGCCCCTGATAACCCAACCTGAGCCACTTCTGAACCAACGCCTGGGAAAACTCTGCTGGGCCTGTTCTGATAGCCATCTGATATCCCCAAGTACATTCCCTGGCTGTGAAAATGTCTACTTTGATGTCACAGCTGTCTATGTATCCCCTGAAGTACTTTGCTTCATTCTTCAGTGGCCAATCAATTATTTCACTTGTGCCAGGTTTAATCCATCTGATTTTGGGTACTCGTTTCAGACCTTCGCAAAGCATATTTACCTGTAGTGCCGGTGCCGTGACATTGCCAAAGAGGTCTTGGATGGGTTCCCCACGGGTTTCCCGTTTAGGTATGGCCAAAAGCTCTATATCTTTCACATCGGCTTTCCCTCTGCGTACAGAACCAGCAATAGCTATGCGTTCGCAGTATGGTGCCAACCCCTTGCACAGGTAATTGGCTATTTTCAGCGCTTTTTGTAACTCCATGACGTTCTGAAGTTGATTTGCTCCCGGAGGCGGAATCGAACCACCTCAAGGGCCACCGTGGCCGGGATTTATTCTACTACCGAGGCAAGCTCTAATGCTTCCAGGTGTTCTTTAATTTCTACCACCGTTGTAAAGCAGGCTTCAAAAATCTTGTACATCAATTCGGGCTCACCACCGGCTAAAAGTGCAATGGTTGGTTTGCCCATCCCTTGCATCCATCCGGCTTCAGTATGCGCTGACCGGCCACAAGGCAGAACTAAAACACAGGCATCAGCCCAGTGCATGGCATCAAAGTCACTTTTAAATCCAGCCACAGCAATTGGGTGGTTCAATGCCTCCAGGTACTGCTCATCAGTCCATTGTTGCCAGTTAGGGTCAATCTGTGACCAACTGAAACCAGTGTTCCCGTGCGGGTTTTTGAAGTCATAAACCTCATGGCCAGCGGCTCTGAGTAAGGCCACAACGGCTGGCTGGATATCATTTCTCCAGCTACTTGCTACATAGATTTTCATTGCTTATAAATTGATTTGATTAATAGTTGAGACTAGCGAAATTGAGGCTGAGGGGCTGAAGCTTCCCGTTTTCATCAGCAAGAAAGAACCGCACGTAGTTGGTGGTTTTCTGTTCAGTGTAGCTCTCTTTGAACAGCCGTATAGCCTCTTTCCAGTCTTGGTTGTCAAAGTCTTCTTCCATCTTGTAGAGACGGTTGATGAGCTTGATATCAAAGTCCCCAGTGACGGCATTTCTCTCTAGGAGTGAAGTGACCATCTTGTACATCCGTTTGTCTTTCACTCTCACAAAAGACTCCAGGAACATTTTAAGCCGTTCCTCTGCCAGGCTTGCACGGGCGTCAAACCCTTTTCCTACCTGTTTTGAGTATTCAACTTTCATCAAACCATCAGCTGACTTGATGCTGAAGTTGCCTTTGTTGGCTTCTGATACACCGCCGTAGGCTTTCAATTTCTCATAATGCTCTTTGAGCCTGTCAAAGCATACCTTTTTAAATCCGGCAAGAGCACCATGCAGCTTATTGGCATTTTCTGTTAGGTGAACCACTAGCTGGTGTTCCTCAGCCTCGTATTGTTCCCGCTGGCGCTGTTTCTCAAATTTCTCTTCTTGCTTGCGCAGGGCCAGTAGGCGCTCTAGTTCCTCAGTAGGTACTTCTTTAAGTGCTTCTATTTGTGTCATGGTTTTAGTGTTTAATTATTAGAAATTGTTTTGATTGTCTTATGTCTTGGTCAATTCCCTCCAGCACGGCGGTTTCTGGAAAGATTTGGAGCTTGTTGGGTTGGTGGTAGAACCTGTAAAAAATCCTGAAATGCTCGGCGGTGCTGAGGGTGCGGCAGCTACGGGAAAGCTGCCCACTGGCCAGTGGGGTTTGGTACACCAGTTCCCCATTTACCATTCTCAGGTTGTTAAGCAATTCAGTATCCCTGAGCTGCCACTGGTTGAGCCACCAAGCCCAGAATACAGGGCTTGCCTGTATGTATTGGTTGTCACTTTCGTCCAAGTTCAAAACATCCCAGATGTAGGCTTTTCCGGCATCAACCCTAAACCAGAACAGCCACCCAAAATCAACCCTCAGCAGGTTCAGAACTTCTTTCTGCTCTGCCTGGCATTGCTCCCTCATTTGCTGTATGTGTGTCATTTGTCAGATAAGTTTTTGGTTTACTTTGCCCATTAGGGCTTTCACTAACATTTCCTCGCCAACTGAAGGCGAAGCCGAATAACAGACCCAAAGGATTGCTGCTTCTGACTTGGTGAGAGTTAGCACGTGTTCAGGTGCGCTGGAGAAAGTGCTGATGAAGTTTTGCTCTATTTGCTTCAGCAGAAAGAAGAAACTGCGTATTAACATGCCTTCTTCAGTGGCCAAAGTATTTTCATAAGCCAAGCCAGCGGTGTACTCTGCCATCTTCCAAAAGACCTCCTCAAATTCCACCCGCTGGGCAGTATTCATTGTTACTTTCACTTTGCCCTTTGCGGTGATTACTACTGATTTGTCAAGCTTCACCTTAGCCACGGGCCACCTCACTTTCTTCAAATTTCATTAGGCGTGGGACGGCTTCTTTGTATAGCTTTTTATGGGCTTTATATCTGTCTGCCCAATATTCCAGTTCTGCCTGGTATTCTTCAGGTGAGGCAAAAGCTTCCATTCTAAGGTTTAGCATTTGCCTGAAAGCAGACTCCATCCCATTCTTGAGAAGTGCTACTTCTTCAGCTGTGGCTTGATAGGCCATATCCATTGTTCTGGCTATTTCTTTCACTCGGTTGAAGTCAATATTTGGGGTGATGTTTGATAAAATTTTCATGGATTAATGTGTTATAAGGGTTAACTGTTCTCCGGTCTTAGGCTTTCTGTTCCAGATGGTGAAGGTTCCGAAGCCCCCGAACCTACTCACCGCTTTTGCCTTGAAATTTTCCACGTGAACTACAATGTCCATCATGTATTCAATGTCCCTGGCATACTTTCCTGCTGGTTTGCCAGCTTGCTCCCAGCACACAATGATGAAGGCCTTTTTGGGGAATTGTTTCTCTAGGCGCTTATACTGCTCAGTAGTAAGATTCATGTAATCCCTGCTGTCAATCACCACCACACGGGGTGAGCCGGGACGCTTCAACTTTGCCACCATTTCTTGATAGGTGTCTCTGTTCCCTAGCATCCACTTACCAGCCACTTCCTTCAGATTGTGCCGAAGCAAAGATTCCTTCAGTGTTTGGCTCTTGCCCTCCTCAATGCTGTTGTAGTACACGGTGGTGAAGGTGGCCAGATACTTCGTGAGCTGCATGAGGTAAGAGGTCTTCCCATTCTTTGGGTGCCCATATACCATCATTTTGAAGTTCTTGGCAGGTTTACCCAAATGCTCTGCCCACGGCTCTACCAATTCCCAGTATTCAAATTCGGTATTGATGATATCCATCACGCCGATGGAATTCCTGTAAGGCTGCTCTGCCTTCTTTTTAGATGTTTTCACTTCCATATCAGGTGGTTTTAGGCTGCGTTTGAAAGGAGGTCATGATCATTCCTGCGGGCGCGCAGGGCATTGAAAATGTCTCTGAAGTCACTTGAATTGTCGTAGAGCCTGCGTATCTCGCGTTTGTCTGTTACCCCAAAAGAGTTGCCAATCATTTCGCACTCTTGATAGGTAGGCGGGTTCAGGTAAACAGGGTTATGCCTGAAGCGGCTGTACAACTGAGGGAAAGGCGTTCGGCCAGATTCCGCTTTCTTCTTCAGTTTCTTCACAAACTCATTGGCACCGATTAGCACAAACCCCACTTTAAATTCCATTTCATCAAAAATGTCTTTGACAGCGCCCAATGAGGCATCATTCAGAACTTCTGACTCATCAATGATTAAGATAGGGTTAGTCTCACGTGAGAGCTTAGAGGCAATCGCTACACACATTCTGTAGCGGTTGGTGTGGTCTGGCACTCCAACAGTCCTAGCCACTGCGGCAATGAAATCACGGGCGGTCATTGTGTTGGCCGCTTTGACCAAATAAGTTTCTTTAGGGTGAATCTGCGAGAAGTGGGTAACAGCGCAAGTTTTGCCAGCCCCAGTTCTACCGTCAATGATGCGGTATTCCTTGCGTAGCTTGGCATCCATTAGGGCCGTGAACACGTCCTTGTAATTTTCTGTCTCAAATACCTCAGTCTCCAGGCCTAGCTTTTCCTTGATCCTCAGGAATACTTTGTCACTGATGGCGCTGGTTTTGTTGTCACCTACCGGCACGGCATTCCAGTTGCCGTTTATGATATGGGAGATATATCCTTTGTTTACCTCACATAAATCAGCTATTTGAGTGTAGCTGACACCTTTGTCTGCCTTGTATTGCTCAATACCTTTGGCAATCTGAATTTTCTGCTGTTCAGTCATTGTTTTTCTCTAATTTTGGGTTCGTTAATTGTTTTTCTCAAAAGGCTGTCGGGCTCCTACCCCCGCCAGCCTTTTTTTATTCAGTCAAAGCTTAGGTTCTTGTAAGCTTGGTACTTGCGTTGATTAAGGTCTTTGGGCGGCATCACTGGCACAGGCACCAGTTCATCTTCTTCTGGCTCTAGGGCAGTTTTTCTATTGAAACCTTCTAGGTAATCAGCCTCCGCATTGTTCAGAGCTTCCTTATCCACAAAGCTGTGGCCCAGCTTCACCAATTCTTCAGAATCGAATCGCTCTGTGATATCTGAAAGTCGCTCTTGTGTTTTCTGTTTCTGCTGCTTTTTGACATCCAGGCGGATGTTGATATTCTCTCTGTCTCCAGGTTGGTAACTCACCACTGTTGGCTGCATTAGCTCCTTTTGGAAGGCATACCCCACAAAGCGGCGGTCTTTACCTATGTACAGAGCAACCCTGTCTCTCAAGTTGTCAGGGTCGTACTTAACCCAGAATTCCTGCCCAACATTACGCTCATGGAAATCAACATCAGGCACCATGAAACCTTGCGGCGTGAGGCTTGGAGTGTAGCCGTCTGAGTTCATGACTACTGCCTCGTAATTGTATTTCTTGCCATTGAAGATTACCTGTAAGCCGGTGCGGTAATAGGTATTAGGTCTACCTGCGTTGTTTTCGTCATTCCACTGCCAGAACACGTCTTGAGCGTCTCTAGTGGTAAAGAAGGTTGGGTGAGGGTGCTGGCTTTCCTGGTACAATTCCTTGCGGGTTTTCCCATCCTTTACCTTGGTGTTATTCCAGATATGGAAGTCCATTTCTGCTTGCCGGAGAACCGCAGCTAGGTCAGGTAAAGTGTTCTCTTTTTCCAGTTCCTTCAGGATGGCTTTGTTTGCCTTGCTGTCAAGTTCTTTGGCGGTGATATTCTGGCCGGTGAAATAGCGGTTCTCACGCATCACCTGCTGTTGAAGGCGTTTGAAGGCGCTTTCTATGGGCTTTGATTGCCCGTTGTTAGGCATTGCCGGAAAATGCAGGCCAGCCATTTCTTTGAAGAACTTGACGTTACCTGAGCCGTTGTCATATTGGAACTGACTGGGCTTAATGCCACCGCTGTTCTTCACAGCCATTTTCACGGCATTTGCCACCTGTAGGTGGTCTTCTTTGCCCGTAGTGAATGACCAACCAAGCCAGCACTCACTGAAAGCATCTAATACAGCTACCACTTGGAGCTTGGCTGCTGTTCCCTTTTCAGTTCTGTAATAGTAGTTGACCTTGGTGCCGTCAATACTCCAGAGCGCATCACGGAACGGTGGCTTGTAGCGCAGCATGGTGTACTCATATAGCTCTTTCCAAGCCTCAAACCCATGTCTGGCCATGTACCAAACGGGCTGCACATCAGGCTGGAGAAGGTTATTCTCTACGGTTCTGACGGCTACGCTCTTCCAGTCTGTGCGGAGTTGCTCTACTGCGTTGTTGTACCACTTGGTGACTAAGGCAAAAGATGGCTTGCGGTCATCTGAGTACAGCTTTATTAGATACTCAAGCTGTTCCTGTCCAATCTTCTGGGTGCGGGTGTTCCCGAAATTTCTATTTACAAGGCAAAGTGCCCCATGTTTTTTGTACTCAGCTACTTTCTCCTGCACTTTCCTGAAGTTCTTTGGCAATGCCACACCTTCAGCTGTGTAAAGGGTAATGCATGCTTCGTAAAAGTCCTTTAGGGTTTGGAAAGTTGGGGAGATACGGCAGCGGAAATCTTTGTTTTTCAGTCTCTCCTCTGCCATCAATGCCAGCCAGCGGCAGGCCTGACCATACGCGTTTATCTTTGCTTTTGGTAGGGCGCTAACCTCTTCTAAGAAAACTTCACCAGTGTTCAAATTGGCTTGTTCCCGTTTGATACGAAAGTCCTGAAGGTCTTTTTTGTCTTTGTCTGAAAGTGGCTTAAGCAATGATTGTATGGCGAGGTCAATATTTTCTTTTTGACCATTTTCATACTCTTCTAAAAGGACTTTCTTGGTTGGTATCCCTTTGTTTGCAATAGCTGACGCTGGAATTGAATCATAGGAGATAAGGCATTTGCGACCATCGTCTGGGTCACTGATATTGGCATAGGCTTTAGCCTGGCCAGAACGGTATAAGCTAGTAGCCTTCTTGAGATAGCCTATAGTAAAGCCATACTCAATAAGGTCTGCAAACTCAAAATAAAGTTTTCCGTCAATTGGCTTCATCAGTCTACTCTCCAGTCAATTTTCTACTGTAGCTCAGGGGAATTGAATAGTTGTTTTCTCTCTGCTCTGTCTGCTAGAAGTTTTATAAATGCCTCAAGCACCAAGTCATTCTCTCGGATGCCATTAACTACTTTCCGCACCATGCTTGGACTAAGCTCTACTAGTTCAGCGACCTCAACGTAATCGCCTTTTCTAGCCTCAGTTTTTATTTTGTTTCTTATTTCGGTTGCGTTCTGCATCTTTGTGACACTTAAGTAGGACAAACATAGTCAAGGAACGTGAACAAGTCAAGAAAGTTGACCTAAATATGTCAAGTAACTTTACCGGCTTTGGAGAGCGCTTGCGCGCGGCTAGGGAGCAAAAAGGCCTTAGCCAGTCAGATTTGGCTGAAAAGCTGGATATGAAGCGGAATACTGTGTCTAATTATGAGACAGAGAAAAGCTATCCGTCTCTTGACCTTCTTCTTCGGTTAGTCGATATTCTTGACGTATCAAGTGACTACTTGCTTAGTGGGTCTGAAAAAAAGGTTACCAATGATGAGCCTGAGAAGGAGGGTAACCCGAATGGTAACCTAAATGGTAACCTAAAGCCTTTAGGAAAAACTAAAAGTACACTTACTGTTCTAAAAGACGCGCCTGTACCTTATGCTGGTATGAGAGTCGCTCACATCAGCAAGCCAACCAAAGGTGAAGTTCTAGTAGCCACCCAAGATATTAGTGAGAACATCACTGTGCCTATGGTGAATGTGAAGGCGGCTGCAAACTATGTGCAAGGGTATCAGACACAAGAATACTTTGAACACTTGGAGGCTGCTGTATTACCACGTGTCTTTACCAGGGGGAAGCATTCTATATTGTTACAGGTTGATGGTGATAGCATGGAGCCAACTTATCATGACGGCTCCTGGGTGCTTGGAAACTACGTAGAGCGTGCCAATTGGCTTCATATCCCAGATTTAGAGGCTTGTATTGTTGTCTCTAACAGAGGTATTCAAATAAAAAGAATCAAAAACAGACTTGCTGAAGGCTTTTTGAGGTGTAGAAGTGACAACAGGAAGAAACACCCGCCTTTTAATATACAGTACGAAGATATTCTTGAAATATGGCGTGTAACCGCCTATATAACCAATTACATGCCTAATCTGGCTGAAGACCTGTTCTACAAGGTTGACCACATTGAAGAACAGCAACAGGATTTAAGGGAAATGTACGAAGAGATGCAGGCCCAAATGTTAGAGCTGATGCGTAATCGACTACCGCCGCAAGAGTAAATATAAAAAGCCGTTTAAACGTTGATTACACCACGTTTAAACGGCTTTTTTCGGCAATTTTTTCTCCTAATTAACCTTTTGTAAGGTGTGGAGGCGAAACCAGCCCGCAATATTTACCATTTATTAACCTCCAATGCACCTTTTGTTTTTCGGCGCAATTTTTTCTAAAGTGGCTAAAATCTGCCCAATTCGTTCAGAAACGCAATTTTTTCGGCAATTTTTATCTAAGGTCATTGTGTACCTTTAGTTCTACCCCCATCATGTATTGTCATAAAAAAAGCGCTACTATGTGGGTAGCGCTTTTTTTATGACAATATAGGAAAGGCTTATTCATCTGTGCCTTTTACTTTCTCCACTCCCTTTTTGGTGGTTTTTTTCACAGCTTTACCTGCTTTCTTGGCCCCTTTGGCAGTGGCTTTGGCCCCACTCACGGCCAGGTTCTTCGTGCCTTTTCCCACTTCTTTGGTGCCGTGGCCCACTTCGTTTACCCCTTGCTTTGCCCGGGCTTTGTTGGTGGTACGGGTAGTGTCTTGTCCCACACCGTTGTGGGCGTGAACCGTAGGTATCTGCAACAT